TCGGGCACAGGCAACAACAAAAGAAGAATTATTAAGAAGAATGCCTTGGACGGAAGCATTACCGGAAATAGATGAGAAAACACAGAAAGAAAAAATTGTTTCTAGAACTTATTTTAGATTACAAGATCTACATGCATATTTAATAAGAAATAAATTTACACATTATAGCAACACAGGACAGATTATTGCTGAATTACGTAAAATAAATGGAGTACATAAATTCTGGAAACTAAAAAACAAAGGTGTTAACACATGGGGTGTGCCATCTTTTGATGAACAAGATTCAGAACACGAAGTTAGGAAACAAGATGCAACACCTTTCTAAAATAAAAAAAGGACAGTCAGCAGAATTAGTAGCTGAAAAATTTTTAATTGATGATGGACATGATGTGTATATCAATAGGCACGGTATTGGTCCAGTTGATTTAATAGCCACAAAAGAAGGTGAAATTAAATTGTTTGATGTTAAGTGTGAAAGTTATAGATCTAGTGATGGATCTAAAATAGCGAGAAGTTTGACTTCAGAGCAGAAGAAATTAAATGTGAAATTTATATTTGTAAATGATAAAGAGGAGTGCCACATTGACGAATATTAATATAATACTAGGACCTCCAGGCACAGGTAAGACTGAAAACTTACTGAGGATAGTGGACCGGGAACTAAAAGATGGTACTCCTCCAGATAGAATTGCCTTTGTTAGTTTTACAACAAAAGCTACTGATGAAGCACGTGATAGAGCTAAAATTAAATTTAATTTAACTGATAAAGATTTCCCTTATTTTTGTACATTGCACGCTTTTGGAAAAAGACAATTAGGAATTACAGGATCTCAAATTATGGATAAAGACGATTATGTAGATTGTTCCGAAAAGAAAGGAATTGATTTAACTAAAACTTCATCTAGCTGGAATGATAATGGTCTTGTAACAACAGATAATATTTATTTAAGAGACATAAATAAATCAAAAATGCAATGTCTTGAGTTACAAGATTACTATAATAAATCTAATGTAGAATATTCATGGAATGATTTGATACATGTGTATAGGTCGCTGGAAGATTACAAGCAAAACAATGACAAATATGATTTCACAGACATGTTAACACAATATTTGGAATTTGGCCCTACACCAAAATTAGATGTAGTAATTATTGATGAAGCACAAGATTTAACTAAATTACAGTGGGATGTGTGTAAAAAAATATGGAAAAATGCAAAGCGTGTTTATATTAGTGGCGATGATGATCAGGCTATATTTAGATGGGCTGGAGCAGACATTGAACATTTAATTAAAATGGAAGGTAAAGTAAGTGTATTAAAACAATCTTATAGATGCCCAAAAAGTGTTCACGGTATAGCACATGAAATAGTTAATAGAATTTCAAAAAGAAGGGAAAAGGAATGGAATCCACGTGATGAAATTGGAGAAGTTAGATTTTATAATCACATTGATGGAATTAATATGCGAGAGGGTAAATGGCTTGTTCTTTCAACTGCTGGTTATATGCTAAATGAAGTTGAAGAAGATCTTAGATATCAAGGATTACCTTATAATTTATACGGTAAGCCCGCTGTTAAAAAAAGTTTATTGAGAGCTGTGGATGCTTGGAAAAGATTACGTAACGATGAAGAAATATCTTACAAGGATGTTGCAGCAATTTATGATAATTTGAAAAGTGGTGTTGGAGTAGAAAGAGGTTACAAAACTTTAAAAACATTGGAAGAAGAACAATCATATGATGTAGAATCATTAACTATGCATCATGGATTGATGTATTCTGATGTTCCTTGGGATGTGGCGTTTAATGTTATTAGTGATAATGACAAATCGTATGTTATGTCTATGGAGAAACATGGTGGATTGACAGCTGAAACAAAAATTAATTTGAGCACAATACACAAGGCTAAAGGAGGAGAATGCGATAATGTTATGTTATTAACAGATCTATCACGTACTAATCAAGATGAAATGGAGAAAAATCCAGATGATACAAACCGTGTATTCTATGTAGGAGTTACACGTACTAAACAAGCACTACATATAGTGCAGCCACAACGAATAGGAGGATATAAAATATGACCAAAGAAGAAATATTAGCGAAAGCTAAAGAGCTCATTTCCAATGATAGAAATGAATCACACGGAGATGCATTCAAGAATCATGCAGAAATTGCAGAGTTCTGGAATATATTTCTAGATGGCAAATTACAACCAATGGCATCAATCACTGCAAAAGACGTAGCGATTATGATGATATTGTTAAAAATTTCACGTTCCAATCAGGGAAAAAAATTTAACTTGGATAATTTTGTTGACATGGCGGGTTATTCAGCAATAGCAGGAGAAATAGGTGACAGTGGATCTTTTTAATAGAAATGAAGTAAAATCAGAGTGGTTACATCCTACAGAATTTCCTTCTATGAAGGGAAGGCAGATAGTAGCTATAGACTTAGAAACATGTGATACAGAATTAATAAAAATGGGTCCTGGTTGGGCTAGAAAGATTGGAAAGGTTATTGGTATTGCTATTTCTAGTGGCGATTTTACTGCGTATTATCCAATTGCACATGATGGTGGAGGCAACATGGATAAAGATGTTGTCCTAAAATACATAAAAAGTGTATGTGAGGACGAATCTATACAAAAGGTATTCCACAATGCACAATATGACATTGGATGGCTCAGCGTGCTTAATATTGAAGTTAAAGGGTATATTCACGATACTATGGTTGCCTCTGCCTTATTAAATGAAAATAGATATTCATATACTTTGAATAGCATGGTTCATGAATATCTAGGTGAATACAAAGACGAAAAAGTTTTAAAAGCTAAAGCAGAGGAGCTAGGAATAAATCCTAAATCAGAAATGTATAAATTACCGGCAGAGTTTGTTGGGGAATATGCAGAAGCAGATGCTCTTCTTACTTTTAGATTACATGAAAAATTGATGCTGGAAATAAAAAATGATGCATTGGAAACCGTGTATGACATGGAATGCAGATTAATTAGGGTTATCTTTAATATGACAAAACGCGGTGTCAGAATAGACATGGATAGAGCAGAGGAATTAAAGAAGAAATTATATGCAAAAGAAAAGAATTATCTTAAAAGAATAAAAGAGATAACTGGAAATGATGTGCAAGTTTGGGCAGCACGGTCAGTGGCCCAGGCATTTGATGATGTTAATCTTGAATATCCCCGTACAGAATTAGGTGCTCCTAGCTTTACACAAACTTTTTTGGAGACACATTCACATGAACTTCCTCGTATGATAACAAAAGCACGTGTATTGAACAAATTACAAGGCACTTTTATAGACGGTATAAAAAGACATATATACAATGGTAGATTACACGCACATATAAACCAAATAAAAGGTGATAGTGGTGGTACTGTAACTGGTAGATTTTCTATGTATGCTCCTAATTTACAACAGATGCCTATTAGAAGTGAGTTTGGATCAGAACTTAGAAAAATATTTATACCTGAACAGGGTGAGTATTGGTTATCAGCTGATTATTCTCAACAAGAACCTCGTATTCTTACGCACTTTGCTATTTTAAATAAAAATAAAGGTGCTGAAGATGTTCAAGACGCATTTATAAAAGGGTTAGACTTTCATAGACAAACTGCAGAGATGGCAGGTATACCAAGAAGATTAGCTAAAACTATCGGTCTTGGTGTTATGTATGGAATGGGATACAAAAAACTTGCTGTTGATTTAGATATTAGTCCAGCAGAAGCAAAAGAAATGCTTAAAGAGTTCCGAGCTAAGGTTCCTTTTATGCAAGGGATGCTTGAAGATGTTATGAATAGAGCGAATAAAGTTGGAACAATTAGAACTTATTTAGGTAGAAAATGTAGATTTGATTTGTATGAACCTTCTTGGTACGATCCAGGTGTTTTTCACAAAGCGTTACCTCTTAAACAAGCACAAGCTGAATATGGGGGTCAAATTAAAAGAGCTGGTACTTATAAAGCTTTAAATAGATTAATACAGGGCACAGCTGCAGATCAGACTAAAAAAGCTATGGTTGATGTGTATGAAAATCTTGGTATAATACCTCTTATTCAAGTCCATGACGAGTTGAATTGCAGTGTAAAATCTGATAAAGAGGCAAAAGATATAAAAGATATAATGGAAAATTCTATGAAACTGGAGGTACCTTCTAAAGTTGACTTTAAAACTAAAGATAATTGGGGGGCTGCGAAATGAGTATAAATAAAGAAACAAGAAAAAAAAGAATGGAAAACAAAAAGAATAGTTTTGCCATTAATGCGGAGCAGATGGAGTATGAGAGAAGAAAGCTTTTGGAACAAATGTCTACGAAAGTTGACAAAAAACGTCTCAACAACATGGCAGCAGTTGCGGCGACGAAAGAGCCAGAGTACTTTGATGAAGAAGGAAACAAAAGAGAGCCAAACTTGCGCATATTATCACTCGGGGCAGGGGTTCAGTCATCCTGTTTGGCACTCATGGCGCAAGAAGGACTGACTAAACATAAACCAGATTATATGATATTTGCTGATACAGGGTGGGAACCATCATTTGTATATGAACATGTTGAATATTTAAAGAAGGCAATAACAATTTGTCCACTCATTACTGTAGAACGAAGTAATATTCGTGAGGATCTTATCCGTGCAGCGAACCCTATTAAGGGGTCAAATGAGGAACATAAATCTTTCGCTGGACGTGTGCCAAATCCACCACTATTTGCTGCGCGTCCTGGCGGAAGAGTTGGAATGTTGTATCGTCAGTGTACGCATGACTATAAGGTAATTCCTATTCAGAAAAAGATTAGAGAAATCTTGGGTGTAAAACCAAGACACAGAGTAAAGAAAGGAACAATTGTTGAACAGTGGATTGGTATATCTACTGATGAAGCTATGCGCATGAAAAAAGCTAGGCTTCCTTGGTTGGAGTCACGTTGGCCTTTAATAGAAATGAAGATGTCCCGTATGGACTGTCTTCAGTGGTATCGTGATATAAAAAAGCATCCAATGCCGGGTAAATCATCATGTATTGGGTGCCCATACCACCATAACGATCAATGGAAAAATATGCAGAAGAACTATCCAAAAGATTTTGAAGATGCATGCGAAGTTGATGATAAGATTAGACATGGATTAAAAAATACTACGGCGGAGTTGTTTTTACATAAATCAGCTAAACCGCTTAGAGAAATAAATTTCTT